ATGGTTGATAATCTGACCATGCATGGCAACGATTGCGTTCTTATCAACGCCTTCGTCAGCAACGTCCAAGCCGGCGCGCTTAGAGCCTGATGGTTCAAAGTCTAGCTTCAGATGAGAATCGATTGACGCCCTGACCCATTCCGGCGGTATGAATATATCCTCAACAGCCGCGGCGTAATCCCTATCGACCTCTTGAGCGAATACATGACCCAATCCCTGAGCATCGGCCTTTTCTTTGCGCTTGTCATACCACGCCTGGTCTTTGCCCGGGTGATCGCGCCAATCCATTATGAACGTTTGAACGGCGCCCGACATACGTTTACGGTGAAAAACTGTACCCTCGCCACAGACTGACGATATGTCGACCTGGATGTTTGTATTATCCCCTAGTGACGCCTCGATGAGCTCCGGGCGTTCGTAATGGGCTGATTCATCCTTAAAATAGATCGACTTCCTACCGCCGCGGCCAATATTGTCACCAGCCTCGCCGGTGATCGTTGAATCATTGGCAGGGTTGATACACTTCATGAAGTGCAGATGCTCTTTCTCATTGAGCCCATCAGGGACCGTGTACCATGGCAGATGTCTGATGATCATTCTGATCTTTTCGAAGATAGAGTCAGGATCACCCAACTTGTCAACCAATTGTTCCTTGCGTGAGCCCCAACCAACTGCAGACCCTGGATGATACAGCCACATCCAGACAGATATACCGGCACAGACCCATGTTGCGCCCATGTCCCTGGATTTCTCAACCAATCCGCTGTCCTGGTCACTCATCAACCCGACAACGAAGTTAATTAAATCGATCTGTTTGGGAAATGGGATAAATGGCATCCTGGCCGGCAATCCTTTTGATGGATTCCTCGGATCATAGGTAATACAGCAATCACGGATGAAAGCAACGCAATCGCCACCGTAGTGAGCCTCAGCGGTCGCTGACGGGTCGGGCGTTGAATTGATGATCGTTTGCACCAACTCCCTGCGCGCTGTCTTCTTGTCGAAGTCAGGAGGCCAGGTCATTCTTTTTCAACAGTGCAAGTGCTTGGTCAGCGGATAGGGTTGATTTGATTTCGATCGGCCCACCATTGGGGCCGGTGTGTTCTATACGATCCTTGAATGCTGATACGTTTGTATGTTTGCCCAATAATTCCAGGTTCTTCGTTTTGTCAGGCCATTTCACTTTTTTCAATACACCGATCACATCACCGCCGTCAATGATCTCAGCAACCTCAATGGCTGATAGGTACGTTCGCCACACTTTGGGCCATTCACGCAACGGCAACATAGACCCATCATCTTCCAGGATATCCGATACATCCATTTGGTCAATTTCGCCCAATCGATTCAATACATATGCTGCGTCAATCTGTACCTTATTCGACCTTGCTTCAAGTGCAATGAATATTCGTTCAGCTACCGACGGTTTACTCAGGTTCTCTGTAGATATCTGATGCGCGCTATCAACACTATAACCAGCACGAATAGCGGCCTGTGTACCATTCAAATCAATCAGGTATTCCTCAACGAACCGTTTCTGTTTGTTTGTCAGTGGGTCATCACCGAACAACAGGACCGCTGTATCACGATCATCAAACCCACCCCCATCGATAGCCACACCATCAACATCAAGCGCGATAGCCCGTGTGTAGCTATCAACCACACGATAAATTCCCTTACGTTTTGCAATCTTATAATTCATCTGGTAATTCTACGACAATCTGACGGTAATGTCAGTCAATAACAGGTTTGGGGTACTTGTGGTACTTTTTCCTGCGACCTTCTCTTTATATATATACGTATTGATTTTCACTAATACATTGTAATATATACAACCTATTATATAAATATACTAACATGAGTAAAAAAGTACCCCAATCTACCCCAATGACCTACAGCCCATAATTTACAACGCTTATAGCTGGGGTACTTGTTAAAATAATCTACCACATAGAACCACAAACGTTAAAAACTGCCCCAAATCTGGGGTACTTTGTTGGGGTACAAATAACACTTGACGGGGTGGTTAGTTATCACCTATATTGACGCTACGTACACGTGAGGTGAACAAATGAAGACCAGGATCGAATCAGCGAGACATGCAGAACGAATATTTAATAGCGAGTTGAGAACTGTGAGGAATAAGGAAGGAAAGGTTCATTTTGGATGGCAAGAACTAAGGGACATCATGGATTTTATCTACGGTGGTCCTCCCGTGAATGATGAAGAGATATTAGTCAACAATAACGAATGGCGAAAGGTATTTAAATGAAACAGATACAAATAGGTTTCCCCCCGGAGCTTGAGGAATACGCGAAGGAAAAAGCGGCTGATAATCATGAATCAATGGCCGCCTTTATCCGTCGATTAATCCTTGATCATAAGCGCCGTTCGGAGACTGCAGTAAATGAATCAGCCACAGCCTGAAATAGCCCAACAATTAGCCGCTTGCGGTATTGCCGTTTTTCCATGTTGGGATAATAAGCAACCAGCAATCAAAGAAGGATTCAAAGCCGCTACAATCACATTGGGTAGCTATTGGCCTTCACCCCTTGTCGGCGTTGCAATACCTGATCAGGTGGTGGTCATTGATATTGACACCCATAAAGGCATGACTACCGATAAAATTGATAGTGTGTTGGGTTGTTCGCTGGATTGGTCCGGATCATTGCTGCAGAACACGCCAAGCGGTGGATCACATCACGGATTTTATGTAACTGGTTCAATACGTCAAGGCGCTGATTTATTCTGGAAACAGATAGGTAAAGGGTTTGATACCCGTATATCCGGGCGCGGTTATATTTGCACCGGTGGCGCTTATGGTTCTGATGATCCGCTAGGCATCCTGAAATTAGCTTCACCATCTGGCGGCTTACCACCCTTACCACCATCAGCATTGACCACCTTATCAGCTCACACAGACACACAGCATGAACCAGCGCCTTTACCCACCGGCGACCGTAACGCTGATGAGATCCTTAAAATGTTGCGCTGCCTGGACGCTGATTGCTCGCGTGATGAATGGTTACGTGTAGGGCTGGCTTTAAAACATCACTACCATGACAACGATGATACTGGGTGGGTGTTATTCGATAATTGGTCCAAAACAGGGGGTGATGCTTATGGTCCCCATGATGCCCGTAAGCTATGGGATACAGTCAAGCCAACTTCCGACAACGGAGGTGCAACAACCACACTAGCCACCATTGCCCATAAAGCCATCGAGAAGGGTTACATTCCATCAAGCATAGCGGCTGAAATTTTTGGTACCGGTGACGCTCAACAATCAGCACCACAGGACGCGGTAGAGGGTCTAATCGACTGGATCAATCATGATGGTGGTGATATCAAGCGATTGAATGAGCTCACATCGGCAATCAGTCAGATGCAATGCAATAGCATGCAACATGAATCTGTTATTGTGACATTGATCAGGGTATTGAAAGAACACGGTCACCCCGTCCAGGTCACTAAGATCCGTAATGCCTGTAAACCATTAACGCTGACCCCTGTAAGTATTCCGCAATTCGTTGACAGTATTGTTGATTTTCATGACATCCCCGTCACGCCTATCCATGCATTGGGTAATGTTCATTTGCAGAATGCAACACTTTTGGTTCAATCAGTATTCGGTGACAGATTGGGGTTGTTTAATTCAATACTCAGGTGGTGGAACGGTTCACACTGGCAGCAAGTGGATCAGTCTGAGTTAAAAAGAAAAGTGGCGGCGGCATTTCATGGTAGTGATTTTGGCAAAAACTCAATAATCAACGGAACGGTTGAACAGCTGTATAATATTTTCCCCGCTTATCGTAACGTCAACCCTGTCAGCCGTTTGATATTCTTCCGTAATGGGGTGATGGATTTAACCCGGCCAGATTTGGGCATGCTGCCCCACCACCTTGAGAATTATAATACTTTCACGTTGAGCGTTAATTATGAGCCAGAAACACAACACCCTGAATGGACCGCTTTTCTTGATTCCTTATTCAACCAAGAGCCTGAACGCAAATTATTAATACAAGAGATCTTTGGTTGGGCTCTGATTACAGACAATCTCAATCAACAGAAAGCGGCGATATTCGATGGTAAGACCAGGAGCGGTAAAGGAGCCTCATTAGAAGTACTGAACGCCATACTCGGACAATCAATGATAGCCACCCCGCTTGATGAGTTACACGACCATAAGCATTTATCGAATATGCGTGACGCCATGGTCGCAACTGACATGGATGCCAAGGGGCCACCCATCAAGGATATCCGGAAGGTTCACGGTGTATTCAATAAACTGACCGCCAATGAAAAAATCTCTTTAAAATTACTATGGGAACAATCCCCATGGGTTGGACGACTTAACTGTAAACTGATCATGGCGTCAAACGGTATACCGGTTATATCTGATGACGCCGGCGCCGCCCCCAACCGATGGGTGATATTAAAATTTACTGAGTCATTTCTAGGGCGAGAAGATGGCACACTAGTTGAACGATTAATTGTTGAAAAAGCTGCTATTACAGCTTGGGCTGTTGAGGGGTTACGGCGACTTATGATAACAGGTCACTTCACCACGCCCGCTAGCAGCCTGCAAGAGACTGATCTACTCATTCAATCAAGCAGCCCGGTCACCCAATTCATTGAAGAACGGTTGATCGTCGGTGAAAATGAGTCCTGTTTAATCGTGACATTGTACGAATCTTATAAGAAATGGATCGGTGAAGTAGGGGGAACTGCCGCTACTCGTAATAATTTGCGCAAATCATTATTAAGCATCCTACCCGCAACCGTTACCTACCATCAAAAAATACGCATTGATAACCGTCAGAATACAGGTTTTTCGGGTGTAGGGTTACGGGAATGTGTCAGCGGTTTAACACCTTCAAAAGTCACACCAATCAGTCAGGCTTTTAAAAAAGAGGATAAATAAAATGACATTCTATAAATGGTTAATGAAAGAGAAAGAGAAAGGAGGTAGTGGAGTAGGTGATTTAGCAGATGATGTGGCGCGTGATTCTAATTGCTCTACATTATCAGATTCTTTTGACGACTGGGATAATCATCTTCAAAGTATGGGCGCCTGCGAGGACGCACTTAAAATGCTGGAATGGGCTTTCCATACGTATAGTGGCCGCGAGCCCACAACTTATGTCAACCCTATCTATGATGACGAAGACGATGAGGATGATTAGATCATGAAATATCTAGTCACACTCCGGATGGACAGCAATAACGGTCGTAATCACAACATTAAAAAACAAGTCGTCGAGGCTGAGAATCACGCACATGCCTATTTAGTTGCTTCCGGTCGATACCAGGGGCGCGGTATTGTTTTGAGTACTGAGAGGCGCCGGTGATGAAATACGCATTAATATTATGGTTAATTTTTACTGGGGCTCTTATTTTCGGATGTTATCTTGATTGGATTGAAACAAATAATAAAAAATTAGAAATCTTGAGTAATTGCCAGCCTACTAATTCTTACATGGTCAACGACGATGGTGTTATTGGTAGGGTGTATGACTGCAGTGATAAAAGAGGGTAACTGAAATGAACGAAAATGATATTTTAAAATTATTTATTCTTTATCTTGAAAAACACAGCACTTTAAATGAGGGTGAACGTAAAGTTTTCCAATCATATTTTGAATATCTACTGAAGCCAACGGTTGTTCTGGGTGAGTAAGCTACTAATCGTAATAGCTCTGTGGGCTCCTGTGACCATGCTGGACCCTATAGTGCAAGACTGCCCTGTCATGGTTGAGCGGGGCATGATTTACCGCCCTATCCCTGCTGACGTTTGTGCAATGAGGTATATATGTCAATGAAATGTAAACATCAAGTATGTATTCACGCTGAAAAGAAACATCATAAACAAATACACAAGGACAAAGCAGAACGGAAAGCTGAACGTCAGTTGTGTGACAGAATGCGAACCAATTTTAAACAACTATTCGGAGACATAAAGACATGAAATTAAGTGATCAACTAAAGCACGACAATGTTAGTGGCGACTTCGGTAAGGCTTTGGAGGGATATGCAGAAAGAGCTGAAGCGCTGGAATACGCATTAGAGAATACAAAATTATTCGCTATTTGGGTTGAATCCTTAGGGAGTCCCGATTGCGAGATTTATAAACACGAATTGAAAATTTCTGCCGATTTCACAATCGAACGAATTGAAAAGGCGCTCGCATCATGAAACAACCACGCTACCAGGACAGCACCGGCGATGACTGGATTGATGAATGCGCCAGGACGCTCAGCATTGAAGAGTTCCGCGGCGCTATGAAGTTTACCATTGGTAAGTATTTGCGCCGTTGCGGTAAGAAGGACGCAATCAACAAGGAGGTCACTAAGGCTGCCGACTACTGTGATCGGTGGGCTGAGTATGAGAAGGCCCGATCAATAACCAGCATTAATGTTAAGGTGTGACCACATAACAAATAGAGGCTGACAAGCGATGGAAATTAAGATTGATTGGTACGATTACAACGGATTATCTGTTCGCTATGGGATACGGAAAGGGAAAAAAGGCACCATTCCTTTATTAATGTTTAACGGGATTGGTCAGAATATCGAGGTACTGAAACCGGTAATTGACAAGCTCCCAGGCATCGAGGTGATTATTTACGATGTTCCAGGTGCAGGTTTATCTGATAACCCTTCTTATCCTTGGCGCTACAGCTGCCACGCAGTATTGGCGGCCAAGTTGATCAAAACCCTTGGTTATGATCAGGTGAATGTCCTCGGTCTCTCATGGGGTGGTGCATTAGCCCAGCAATTTAGTTTTCAGTACCCCAAAAAGGTCAATAAGATGATTCTGGTTGCCGCTTGCGCAGGTCAAGCCATGATCCCTGGCAAATTGCGGGCTTATATGGGTATGCTGAGCCCGCGCCGCCTCTGGGATAAGGACTACATGCGGAAGATCATTCCCCATATCTACGGTGGCACTGCCCCGAGTAAACGCGATGAGATTGACGCCCATTTGGAGCGGGTAAGGGCGCCAAACAATAAAGGGTATATCAGTCAGTGTTTGGCTTTAATAGGTTGGAGTAGCCTACCATGGCTCAATCGTATCAAACAGCCAACCCTCATATTACATGGGGCACAAGATCCCCTGATCCCCGCGTGCAATGCAAAAATCATGGCTGGGCTTTTACCTAACAGCACACTCAAGTTCTTTAAATGTGGCCACATGTTCATCTTAACCAAACTGGATGAAACGGCTGCCCACATCAACAATTTTGTAACGGAGCAACCAAAATGTTAACTCAAACCAAAGTAAATAAATTATTACGCAAGTGTTACGAATTGAAATCAAATATGAGATCGATCAATATAATGATTGAGGCGACAGAAGCAAAAGCGGAACGCTTGAAAAAGCGTCAGCGGAGCGTGATGAGCAAACTGGACACATTGACCAATGATATAAAAGCTATCGATCCGTTAAATTAACGCCGCTAACGCTTTCCGTCTTAGTGGTACCGGTACAAGCGCTGCAGTGCAATCATTTGCGGCAATGGCTTGACCAATTACTATTAAACATTCTTCCTCAATAGCCCGATCAATGATGGCATCACGCAGCCCGCCCATAGTGCCGAACACACGACTGATAGTACCCGTCGCTATATCGAGGCGACGGGCTATCTGTTCCCGGGTAATAGCCTGGTAATGGTCGGACTCAGCGAGCTTTAACGCTGCCGATAATATCTGATTGCGCCTAGTTGGGGTGGGCATATATTTTTTCATACTGACAGTGTAGCTTTCTTATGACGATGCCGTCAACTGCTGATATTCTCAAAACTTACAGTTATGACCTCGCCTTCTTTACCAGAATACCCAATCCCGTCAAACACCCATCCCCACCACTCGTTGTCCCAAGTAGACGCCCATATTGTCCGACTATAAGATTCATCTATTTCACCTGAATGATGTTTTATCCACATGACCACACCATTGTAAACCGCTGTCTCTTTTATCATGACCAAATATCCCCCGGACCTGTAGCAAATTGAGCACGACCACCCATTGACATAATCAATTCAAGGCATGCCAGCTGTGCCGCTTCACGTTTATTGCCTTTGTATTTCCACCCTGGCCGCTTGCACTCGATGCCGGTGAAGATCCCTAATGTTGACCCCATGTGTTCAGGGTTGATCGTCACCGGCGTAATGCCTACTAGGTCAGGCGACTTGATGCGGCGATTCATACCAGCTGACTCATTCATCAGACCATATCGAATATGGTTGCCCCGCTCATCAACACAGGCACCAACATTGTTACGCCACAACCTAACCCCATGCTTGGGGGCTTCCAGGCGAACGCGTTGCTGTGCGCTTGCCTCAGAGCCAGTAGCGCCTGGTTGATGCTCAATGTCAGCCGGCCAGGCAAGGACCGCTTGCAATTCCCGCAAGGCTTCAGGGGTGATGTGATGGCGGCGAGCCCATTCATTTATTGTTGGTTGCATCGTCATATAGCTCCGGGTTTTCATGGATGTTACCGATTACTTTAAGTGCGTCTTGTGAACAAACCATCGATTGACCATTGCAGTCAAAATCTCCCAATGTTACATATTCAAACATGCTGTATTTAACACACCAATTAACGTGAGCTATGGTTCCACAAATCGTTTTGACAATATCACCCTCATAGATTTCAACACCGTTTTTATCTATGAGTCCGGTGTACTGCATGGGAACCATCCCCAAGTAACCTTCAAACACATCACAAAGACCCCAACAAAGATCATCGTTGTCTGCTTCTTTAAGCATTTCCCAACTGAGCATTTCCGGGTTTCGTTCGTCAGTTGGGCTCCATGCTCTAAATTTAATTATTCTGCCCACGGTCAGTCTCCTGAAATTTTAATAATTTTATACCAATCACAGCACACCTCACCATAGACGCCTAGTGAAATAAGATGCTCTGTCTCTTTTGGATTGGCACACATAAATTTTACTGTATC